AAAAAACAAAAAAAAAGAAAAAAAAAAAGCAAAAAAAAATGGTGCACGACGCACCCGACACAAAGCCCGTTGCGGCTTTTGTTGTCTGTTTTTTATTTTATTATGTATAATCATTAATTAATTTAAGAATATCCAAGAATAAGTTAATTATATCTAGATAGTATGCCATCGCACCTTTTATACAATCCTGATTAGATTTCATAAGTATTTCATTTGTATCATATATTATATATAACATGAAAATTATTGTACTAAATATTGTTAATATTTTTTGATTAGAATCATGATTTGGCATAAAAGAAAATACGATTGAACATATAATTATAATAAATAATGATAAATATAAAAAGAATCCCATCCATGATAAATCATAACCAAAATATACAAATACTAAACCAAATACAAATAATAATGAAAATAATACACCCGTTAATACGATGGCTATATCTATTGTATTTTCATCATATATAGATAATATTATATGTAGTAAAAATGATTCAATTAAACTAAATATCAAGAATAGAACATATTTTTGTTCATATGATAAATTAGTCATATATAGTGCATAAATTAATAACATTGAAACTATGAATGATACAAATAATAATACTGAAAATAATGTAGAGTTTTTATATAAATCTAATATATGTGTAGTATGTTCTGTATAATCGAATACTTTAACACTTAACATTGTAAATAATATTTGCGTTGCTAATGTAAAGAATATACAAGATAATAACTCTTTTTTTTCTTTCATTAATTTAGAAAATTTATTTAACCTAGACATAATATATATATATATATATATATATATTTTAGCTAAAATATATCAAATAAGCTAGATATTTCTAAATTATTTTTATTACTGATGTTATCTCAATTATCAGGAAATAATTCACTATCAATTTTTATATTGAATTTATCCATATTATTAGACAAATTATCCAGAATAGCAATAACTGCATTATCATAATATGTATAATCTACATCAGCATTAAATTCTTTCCCACGCTCTTTCATAATAAATTTATATTTTTTGAATGTAATTGTGTTTATATTCTCTTCACTGTCTTTTCTATTTTTCTTATCCTCATTATATTGTAATTTTAAATATATATCTGGATCATTTGTTTCGATTATTTGAACTTGTATTTTCTCTTTTATAAAATGCCCATCTTTATCATTCCCTTTAGACATATAATATTTATCTTTATCTTTATCTTTACTAATCAAAATGGCATATTTTGATGGATTGTACAATATATATACTTTATATCCTATATATCCTAATATTAATAATATTAATAATATTATTAACAAAATAAACCACCCACGATATCTGTAATATATTGATTTGATCTGATACATTAAACCGGACTCCTGATTATCAGGGAACGATTCATTGGTCGGAACTGACGTATTAAGTTGTTCTGGTTCTGGTATCCTTGGCATTATATATATATATATATATAAATTTTAATAATATTTTATGCGTTTATTTTAAAAAAATAATAATAATTTGAAATTTTAATATTTTTTTTATTTTACCTAGAGCGACGATACGCTCGGTCCACGTGCTGACATCACAACCAAGTACATAAGTGTATTGTTGAGGATAGCACATTTGTAACAGGTTTGCTACAGAGAAATCTGAGATGAGCAAGGTATGGATACAGGAACCGATAGTCTGCCACGCAGTGGCTGAGCCAATATTTGATAAGTGGGTGGGTATAATCTCAGCGATTACATCTGCTCGGAGGGAGATCTCCGTTCGCAAGATCCAGAATACCTGGAGAGTTGTACGATTTCGAAGACTTGCGAAGAAGAACAAGGAGATCAATTTCCGGAGGTCACTACCGATGTACTACCATGCTATAAGGGAGAATCGGGTTACCCACGACAAGAGGGTCAGCTTCTCTGAAGAAGTTGTGGAGAAGGACGCAAAGGACAACATCTGTGTTGGACAAGTCTCACATGAAGACAGCGAAACATGTATTTTGCGCAACTTTACAGAATTTGTGAAGTTGTGGTATGTCATGCTACCAGATGGCAAGTTCTTCAAACACCCGAAAACGATCAGGGCGATGAAGTACATCTCGAACGAGGAGATGACGAAGCTTATAGACATGCTGATAAAATCTCTGATGAGTAAGACATTTGGCTACATTCGACTCTGGGGTAAGCAGGATAGCAACATAATGTTGTTACCGAACAGAGTGGATCGCATCGTGTCTCTGAGGGAGGCATGGGCGAGTGAAATGAAAAACATGGAGCCGAATAAGAGATCTAAGTTAAATCCAGAAGCAAGTGCGTACATTCCAAGAAATACCTTCTTGGATAAAGGCACCGACCTGGATAAAAAGCTAAGACTTCTGGTCCAGTATCATGGTTCGTAGTTAAACAAAAAAAGCAAAAAAAAAGAGGAAACAATTATACAAGACAAAAACAAAAAAAAAAGTTTCTTTTTTATTATTTTAAGAATCCTGTATGATTTAGATTCGCATTTTTGCCCATACCAGGAGCAGGTTGGCGTCCATGAAATGGATATCTTTTTACTTCAAATGATTTATCATTATTAATAACAAGCACTTGAATTTGTCTATATTTATTTTCTTCGCACATTGAATGCTCTCCAAATGCTCTGGACATACCTACATCAATTCTCCATAATCTATTATTGTATAATGAATTTAGATATTTATCATTCATATATTGTGGTGTATGTGCAATAACCATACCTTTTATTGGCATTAATTTTTTATTTCTAGCATTCAATATATCCAATAGTTCTTGAAAACCCTCTGCAGTATTTTCTCCTTCACCGTCATCTTCGCCGTACAATCTACACCAGAATGGAGAGAGATCATCATCTTGTCTAAAAATCTCATCAAATATTTCATCCTCAGTTTCATTGGATTTTTTTTGTAACCACTGTTTTACAACATGATTTATTTCTAAATTTGTGTATGTGCTTGCCAATTCATGACTTATTCCACCATGAACGAATAACCAACTACCAATTTGGACAATACTTTTTTTTGTATTTCCATAAAATGTAGATAATGTTCCACCTCTTTCAAATGCTTTTTTGCGTTCATAATATCCATTGGGAAAACCATTTACAAACTTATCTTTTTTATTTTTAGTAAATTCTAAAAATTCTTTAGGAGATACATATCGGAAATCACCATCTACATTCATTAATTCATGATTTCCTAAAGTTGTAATAACTCTCCCACCATATTTTCTTGCTAATTTATCAAGTGTATGAAATAATTTAATAATTATTAAATTAGAACCTTCATCTTCAAATACTTCATCAAAATCATATATACAATCATTTTTTAAATTAGTTGGACGACATCTATCTATTTGATCGCCTGTTTGAACTAACCATGTATCACCACCCGTCCATTCTATTTTATTTAAATCAATATTTATATATTGCGTACTTTGTGGGATAACTCCTGAAAGTTTTAAGGCGATTATTGCTACTCTTAAATCACCATGAATATCTCCAATACATACTATTCTATTAACCGGTGGGTAACAACCTATTTTATCATAATCTGGTTTTTTTTTATTTGTTTCGTTTTTTATTACTTCATTTACCTCTGTTTTTTGTTTAATTAAATTACTCTGTTTAGTTACATTTTTAATATCATTTTTTGTTTCAGGGTTTGACATTCTTCTTTCTCGATTAATGCCTGACTGTTTTTTTTCAACTGTACAATTAGATATAGAATTTCTTCTTTTAACTTGCTTTTCATTCATTTTAGTCTGAATAAATTTAGCTAATAATAATTTTTTTTTTTGTAAATTAAAAGAATTATTACATGGTAAATTATATTTTTTAATTAAATCATCTATATTCTTTTCAGATAATGTATTAATATTAACCATAATACTAATATTAATATATTATTAAATAATATTGAACAAAAATAATATCATATATAATAGTAATAATGAGTGATTACGACTGTTCGGCTTGCGAATGGAAAGCTAATTTTAATGAATTACAATGTATAAATAAAGAAAAAGATAAAAGATGTGATCCAAGATGTTATAAATTTACAAGTAATTATATTAATCAAGAATATTATGAAGATGTTTATAACAAAATATTTGAAAGTTTAACATCTGGTAATTTATCAGATGAAGAATATAATAAAATTAATACTACTTTAAATTCAGATTCTTATAGAAATAGTGATATCTATAATGCTAGTTTTATATTATCTGATATGAAAGCAGTAAATTACATGAATGATGAAAATTCACCTGATATAATAGATACTAATAATGGATCTTGTACACAGGATAATTTAAATGAATTTTTAAATGATAATTTAACTAATTATTCTGATCCTGATGATGGAAATACAATAATAGTTAATGATTTTTTAAAATTACCAAAAATAGATAGAGACCAATTAAGAACAATATTTGAAAATAAATATAAAAATCCGAATGGAGAGATATCTATAAATACAGATTTCGATAGAACGGGATATTATAAGGAACTTGTTCCAGATGATACGAATAAGTATGGTAGTCAATGGCCGTGTAAAGATATTAATAATGCTTCGATTACTAGTAATTTATCAAATGTGTACTTATCTAAGTATGATACAATATGTAATCCAAATAAAAAATTTCCAAGAGAGTCATTAATAACTGATATAATAAATATGAATTGTAGTAATGTTGATTCTTCAAGCTATGCTGACAAAAGTAAAGCATGTGATCAACTTAAAAATAAAAATACATATAATGAAAAAATTAAAATAATAAGAAATAATACATTTCAAGCTATTAATGGATTAGAAAATTATATAAATAATTCAGAAGATAATACAAGGATAACAGAGGAAGAAGCTCAATTATATTTTCGTAATAATAGTTTATTTGGAGATGACGATGACAACAGATTACCTAAACTATCGGAACAAGATAAATTATATATGCCAAATGTAAAATATTCTGATTATCAATCATTATCAGATATATTATCTGATAAGTATAGATTTAGAAATTGTATAGATGAAATATTATATACAGGAGAAAATGATGAACAGATGATTAATTTTATAAAAAAAAATGGATTAGAAAATTACAAGAAAAAACATTTTGATTATATTGAAAAAAAACTAGACAGATTAATATCATTAAGACCATATGATTTAGAAGCCTGTTTACAATTAATAAATAACATAGATAAATACATATGTAGAGGAATGATGTCAACAAGTGTTTTTAATATTGTAGCAATGATAATTAATTTATTTGGAATAAAAACAGATATATATAATATTGATAAAGATTCTAAAGAGTATGATAATTTAAAAATATTATTAGATATTATTATTCCAAAAATCCCAATATTAATTAAAAGACTTATAGAATTATCTAAATATTTTGAATATAATTACTGTAATGGAGTATCTACAACTACCACATTAGTATTGGATGAAATATATAATAACATGTTAAGTAAGCAAATAGATATTGAATATAAACTATTTGATAATTATGAGTTTGGGATAACTTTTTTTGATGATTTTACAAAAAATATATATGGGAAGATTGTTTTACTAATATTTGTATCATTTTTTATATCTAAATTATTATAAGTAATGTATAAACAACTTCAAGATAATAGAACATACGATTTTAATATTGATATTATTTCAAAAAAAGATGAAATTATTAAAGAATTACAAAAACAATTAAATGAAACAAATTCATATATCCCTCCTGAATTATTAGATAATAGTGATGATAAAAAAAGTAAACATAAACATAAAAAGTTATTTGTTGGTGATAGTGTATATATATTAAAAAATTACAATAATGATATTAAATATCCATTTAAAGATCTTCAAAAGTCAATTGACGCTGGAATTATTCAAAATATTGCCACTGAAGATAAGATATCATTAATACCTGATCCTAATTCATCACCTGATCCTAATTCATCACCTGATCCTAATTCATCTCCTGATCCTAGTTTTTTAGAATCTCCTGTTGATTATGTTGATAACTATATATTAAGTTCAGAAAATGATAAAATAAAATCATGGCATATATTTATTGTTATTTTTATGATGTATATTATATCTCGACTATTTCAATTTGACTTCAAGTTTAATGTAGATATATAAGGCTAGTAGTATATATATATGTAATACATACACCTAATACATATATATATGTTACGTTTTCAAAATACAGATAAAAATGAATTTAGTTTATTTATTAGAAATTTAAATGAGAATATAAAAACAAATATTTTTCATCTTATCGATGATAATAGAGTAGTTGAAAAAAAAATTAATAAAAAAAAAGATAATCATAAAAAAACCAAAACAAAAGAAGAAATAATTAATGAACAAAATAAATTAAGACACAATAAAAATATAATTGAAGATAAAAAAAAGATACAATCATTTGATATGAATGACAAATTTCCTTTTAATAACTTTAAATTATTAAAAACTGAGGAAATGCGAGAGAAATATTGTATTAATTTATTGGAATATTATTGGAATCAAAAAAATAAAAATATGGAAATGATATTAGGATTATATTTTCAATATAATAAAACTACAAACCCCGAACACAGGATATTATTAGATAATATAAAGAATAAATTGAGTAAATATGAATATAAAAATTATATATTAGAAAATTTAGGACATATATTACCCCCATTAAATTTTTGGAAATATGAAAAAAAATTAGATGAATGGCAAAAAGATGCTATAAATATAATTAAAAATAATGAATCATTATTTATTAGAGCACCCACATCATCCGGTAAATCATTTATTGGATTATCTTGCGCTAAATATTATAAAAAAATATTGTATATATGTCCCGCAGAACCTGTCGCATATCAAGTTGGTTCTCATTTTCAAAAATTAAATCTTAAAGTTCATTATTTGGTAGAAGATTTATGTATTAATTCATATGATTCTAATTGTAATATATTCGTTGGAACACCTAAGTATATAGAAGAATATATATATAAAATTGGTACTAATTTTGATTATGCTGTATATGATGAAATTCATACATTAGATGATAAATATGAAAATATAATTAAAATGTTAAAATGTAATTTTTTAGCATTATCAGCAACAGTTAGTAACATAGAAATATTAATTAATAAATTTAAAATATTTACAAATAAAGAAATTAAATTAATCGAATATAATAATAGATTTATAAATATTCAACGATGGGTATGGACAGATAAATTGGAAAAAGTACATCCTTTATCATGTATAGATTATAATGATTTAAATGAAAATTTTTTACAATTTAATTTACCATTTACTCCCAATGATTTATCATCATTATGGACCAATATTGAGAATATTTTTGATGATGAAGAAATAGAAGATTATATTGATAATTTATCACCTGAGAATTATTTTAATGATGAAGATTTAATATCACTAAATGATATTCATAATTATGAAAAACATTTAAAAAAAGCATTAATATATTTATCATCAAAATATCCAGATAAAACAAAAAAACTTTTAGAATGTTATAAAAATGAATATAAGATAAAAAAATTAGATGTTATTAAATGTTTAAAAAAAAGTAAAAAAAAAGATATGTTTCCAATGTTAATGTTTACATCAGATGAATCTGAAACACTAAATTTATTTGAAAAATTATCTAGTGATCTAGAAAAATTAGAAAAGATTAATTATCCATACTATTATGATATACTAGAAAAAAAACAAGAATTATATTTAGATTATAAAAACAGATTAGATAATATGTCTAATAATATAAAACTTAAAAAATCTACTAATAGTTTATCTGAAAAAACTGATATTCTTGATAAATTTATTAATAAAGAAACTAATTTATATACTAAAAATATCTTGAATTATTACAATAGTTTATTAGAAAAAATAGAAAATTCAAATACAGTAGATAATATTAAAAAAATACAAAAAAATAATTTAATTAAAGAAATGAACAAATTTTCTAGTAATCCTGATCTACAATATCAAGATATATATAAAAAACATGTGGATTATTCTTTCGCTTCAGAACCAATGGTAGCGGCTAAAATTAGAATTTTAAGAAAAAAGATAAATAATTCACTTAATTTAAAAATGTCATATGAACATTCAATTTTTCAGATGCTTAAAAGAGGTGTTGGATTATATCACAAGTCTATGCCAAAAGATTATAAATGGATCATTCAAAATTTATTATCTAATAAAGAAATATCTATTGTAATTAGCGATCGTGAATTATGTCTTGGAATAGATCTTCCTATTAGAACAACTTGTTTAGTTGGTACTAATGATAAATCTTTTAGTAATTCTGATTATTTACAAATGAGTGGTAGAGCAGGTAGAAGAGGACATGATAATCAAGGTAATATATTATTCTACAATATAGATTTTAAAAATATAATGAAAGGACAAATACCAGTAATAACAGGTTCATGTAATACAATATATGACAAATATTTATTATTAAGTAAATTAAATAATAAAATTGATTCAAATAATGTTGTTGCTAATTTTATAAATCCAAAAAGAAAATATGTTGAATCAATTAAATCCGATAATTATAAAATTAATTGGATATTAAGAAACTATTATAATAATTCTAAACTAGAAACTTATATTAATAATTATAACGCAAATACAATAACATGCTATATGCATGATGATTCTGTTGAATTACTAAATATCATATGTGAAATTATGAATATAAATAGTATTCAAAAAGATTATATGTTAAACAAATATAACGATAATTACAAAGATATTATAGATATAATTATATTATTGTATAATTCAAATTCTACTAAGAATGATATATTAAAATTATTAAAATTTACATTTGATAAATTAAAATTATTATATATTAAATATATTAATATAATATAAGTAGATGAATATTTGTATATTATGTAATAATAGATATGATATATATTGTGAATTTTGTGAACCAAAAAATTATACAAGACATGTTATGTCTAAGAACGATAATATAAATAATATAGATATATCAGATAATATTGATTTATCTGATATAAATATAAATAATAAGGTAGATGGTGAAATTAAATATAATGATGCTATTGACCCTGATATGATTATTGGTACTCAAATAGAACCTGTTATTGAACCTGCTATTGAACCTGTTATTGAACCTACAATGATTATTAGTGCTCAAACAGAACCTACTATGATTATTAGTGCTAAAACAGAACCTACTATGATCATTAGTGCTCAAACAGAACCTGCTATTGAACCTGCTATTGAACCTACTATGATTATTAGTGCTCAAACAGAACCTGCTATTGAACCTGCTATTGAACCTGCTATTGAACCTGTTATTGAACCTGTTATTGAACCTGTTATTGAACCCGTTATTGAACCCGTTATTGAACCCGTTATTGAACCCGTTATTGAACCCGTTATTGAACCCGTTATTGAACCATTTTATAATGATATTGTTTCTCCAAATTATAATAACAAAGATTTAAAAAATAAAATAATAAAAGTGGATAATAATTATGATTGTAACAAATTAAAACCGGGTTATTATGTATATATTAGAGATATAGAAGATAACATAAAAACATTAACAGATGAGGGGAAAAAATGGGTAGAAGCGGCAGCAAAATATATGGAATCATCAGAAAAATCATCTAAAAAATCATCAGAAAAATCATCAGAAAAATCATCAGAAAAATCATCTAAAAAATCATCAGAAAAATCATCTAAAAAATCATCAGAAAAATCATCAGAAAAATCATCTAAAAATAAGAAAGAATCGGAAATATTAATTGATATAGACGCAGATATTGATAATATAGATATTGAAACAATTAATTCTAAAAATATTAGTAAATTATTAAAAAATATAAATACAAAAGATGATAATAAATTAGTAAATTTAGAGGATTATATAAATGATAATGATATTGTAGAATTATTAAAAACTAAAAAATTATCATCAAAAAAATCAAAAAAATCAAAAAAATCAAAAAATAATGAATCAGATATAGATATGAAATCAATTAAAGAATTATATAATAATAAAAAGAGTAAAAAATTAGATAGTCAGATAGATTTATTTACGTGTGATGATTTTAAAAAATATTGTTAATATATAATATAGAATGGATATTAAATATTTAAAATCAGATGAACTAATTAAAAGTACAACAAGGGGGATAATATGTATAACAAATGGAATAAAATTATCAAATGATATTATTGTATCATATAGTGATAATTTAAACAAGATATGTTACAATGAGAAAATTCATTTATTAGACATGCTTGTAAATATTAAAGATATTTTAGAAAGTAAGTTATCAAAATTACTTAATGAAAAATTCATAAAGAGTTATATAACGAGTGTTTTATCTAATGAATGGTTATTATCTATACAACCAATAAATTTAATAGATAAAGAATCCGTTGATTTTAAATATTCTGATTTTTATAATATTAGTTTAGAATACAAAAATACTAATAATAAGAAACTTTTATCTGATTTTAAAAAGATGCAAAAAAATTTAATAAATATATGTAAAAAAATAGAACCAACATATTTATATGTTATAATGGATCTTTGTACAAAAATGAAACTAGATTATTTAAAATATAATAATATAAATGAATCTAAATTAAAATTAAAAAGCGATATGAGTGTTAAATTTATAAACTACGTACATATTATAAATTTAATAAAAAAAGAATTAAATTTAATTATTAATGAATGTCATTCTATTATAAAATTAATAAATAAATGATTAAACAACCATTTCTGCCGATATTCTAGAATGAGATGAATAACCAACCACATTTAAATCCGTTTCTTTAATATTATCAATATCTGTTATTTCTTTCATTTCTAAAACAGGAAACATATATGGTATTCTATTTATTTGTGTTTTAACCGCTTCAATATGCTGCTCATATATGTGAGCATCACCAATAACATGTACGAATTTACGTGGTTTATATCCAGTAATTGATCCAATTATATGTAATAGAAATGAATATGATGTTATATTAAATGGAACACCCAAGAACATATCACCCGATCTCTGATATAATTGTGCATCAATATATTGTCCTTCAATATTAAATTGAACCAATACGTGACATGGCGGTAATGCCATATTTGGAATATCAACAGGGTTCCAAGATGATAGTATTAATCTTCTACTATGTGGATCTGTTTTAATTGTATCAATAATATATTTTAATTGATCTATTCCATTATATGGTGGAGTTTTACAGTTTATATATTCGCCCCCAAAATGTCTCCACTGAAACCCATAAACTGGTCCTAAATCATTTTTTTCATATAAACCTCTTTCCTCAAAATCGTCGGCGTTTTTATCCCATATATGTACTTTTTTACTCTGTAATTCTGAATTATCAGTCGATCCACTAATGAACCATAATAATTCACGTAATACTGTCTTCCACCCCATCTGTTTTGTTGTAAGTAAAGGAAATCCATTTCTTAAATCAAATTCCATTCTAACACCAAATTTCGAATAAACATCTCCATTCCTGGTTGGTTTCTTATCTGAGTTTAAGATATCTTTTAATAATTCTAGATATTGATATTCATCATAATTATACATATCAGAATGGATATATGTAAGATAAGTATGTTCCATTCCCGTATCCACTCCAAGTAATTTAACATTACTATATTCATTTGTTGATTCAATCAATTTAAATTTAGATAAATTATGATTAAAGTAAGTGATAGATCCCTGTTGGATATCTTCTCGCGAATAGTCTAATGAATGATTAAACTTGGTAATATATATTAATTCAATATAATCTATATAATTTTTAAAAACAGTATTGTAAATACTAGATCCACCAATTATAAAACATTTATTATAATTAATTTTATTACTATCAAACCATTCCATAAAATTATCAAATGTAACAAATGCTTTCAGATCATCTGTATTATTAAACTCTGTTATATGGTTCTTAGTAATTACAATATTAACCCGATCTTTTAATGGTCTATTTGGAATACTCGACCACGTATTATAACCCATAATAACCATATTCGGTTTATCGGATTCTGAATACTTCGTAATCATTGCGAAGTTTTTAAGATCTTCTTTGGAGTGAATTAATAGATCATTATCAATACCAATAATATTATTATTATTTACGGATACAATAACATTCATCTTTAATATATTTATTTATGAATATTATTTTATATTATTTCAAATTTATAAATAAAAAATAATTACATATTAAAAAAACAAACAAATGTCTAGTCTACCTAAAACACTCCATTGTTGTGTTTGTTATATAATATTGTTCTATCCATTTGATTCTAAATTTAAATTATCCCGACATACTAGATAATCTATTATACTAGTTATTTGCAGGGGTATTCTTTTTTATCGCGCTGCTCTAGGGTGCCTTCTATTTCATTTAGTAAATCCTTAGCCGGCAAATATTATTACAACCAAACTATTATCACTCATTCTATATATTTATTAATAAATAAAAAAAAATTTAATAATATTTAATTATATTTAATATACACTAAAACTAACCGCAATTAAATCACGGGTACCTGTGCCGATTGGATTCTGCGGACAATGTTCTACTCTCCCATCCATTATTATAATAGTTCCAGGTTCAATATTTATTAACTGTTTTATACCATGTGAATCAATATAACCTAGATTACCATCTTTAATCGTATCATCAATTCTTAGATACATTAATACTGTTACTAATTCTAAATTATCTGATTGATCATTTTCACAATGCCACGCTAATCCACTATCTACTGGTTCCGTCTCATCATCTAAATTATATCGTATAATATCCATATACCACTCCTTCTCATTATGTTTATAATTTTTGAATTCTAAAAATCCTGAAGCTACATCTTTTATAAAATTTATTTGATCATCATTATCTTTTATTTTATATTCATACATAATATGTTCGCGTTTATCTTTTTTTTCACAGTTACATATTAAATCCATTATATTTGGATCTAATATATGTGTATTGCGAAACACCTCTGTTACATATGGTGTATTTAATGTAAATGAATACATTGCTGTATGTAGTTTCATTATTAATTGATATAATAATCACATTTTTGTTTCAAATTATTTATATATATAAATATAATGGAGTCTGTTAATAATTATACAACATCAATTATTAAATTAATCGAATATTATATTAAAGACGATCAAAGTAATAATGTTCTATTAGACCCATTTTCGTGTATTCTGAAATTAGGAATATTGTTCTATAAACCCTTAGGTACAAAATTATCTATAACTAAAAATTCTATACAATATAATGTTCCTAGTTTATATCAAGGAGCTTTAAGAACATATACCGGTGATAGTAGAGATGATTTACATAATATTTGTTATCCTATTATGATGGCATTAAACTGGTATAGTAAAGAAGATGAAAGGTTTAAATTTTTTTTTGAACAATGTGTATTGGGATTAACATATCTTAAAAATAATTATGATAGAAACTCATTAATAAATCATACAATATCTCATTACATTGATTTAATTAATAATAATTCGAATGATATAAAATCTATATCTGGTTCTCCAATAATTAATTCATTAGAAGATTTTTGGAAAAATGAAGAAATAGACATTATATACTCCTTATTTAAATATGCTTTAAAAAATGATGATAATGATAAACTGTTTTACATTAGTATGATTGAAAAAATAATTTATAATAAAGAACAAAAATTAAACTTATATGTTAATCAAGTTATTACTCAATTTTAATATATATATATATATATATATATATAATATTGATGGACTGGGGTAATGAAGAATATTATAAACGATTTGAATCTAAATTAGAACCATTTAAAAATAAAACAAACAAAATACTTGAATTAGGAGCATATCGAGGAGATAGTAGTAAATTTTTCTCAGATAAATTCTTAGATAAAAAAACGAGCGAATTACATTGCGTTGATACTTGGAAAGGATCCGTAGAATATGATGAAGACTTTAAAGCAAATGAGAAAGAATTTAAAAAAAAAATAAAAGAATCGAAACACCCAGATAAAGTAAAGATTCATAAAAAGACTACATTTAATTTTTTCATTGATCATTTTAAAGAAAAAAAGAAACCATATTTTAATTTAATATATATTGATGCATGCCATGATGGTAGATGTGTTATAAGTGATGCTATTAATTCGTTTAAGGCACTAAAATTAGAGGGTTATATTGTGTTTGATGATTATAATTGGAAAATAAATAAACATGATTACGAAAGACCTAAATTAGCAATTGATTCGTTTATAAAATTATTTAGAGATAATATAAAAATCATTAGCAAAGGCTATAAAATGTATATACAAAAAATAAAAGAATATGAATTTTAATATTAATTTTTATATTATATATAATATACAAATGTCAAAAATTAAAAAAAATGATTCTAAAAAAACAAAAAAGATCAAGATGGGTAAGAAAAAGAAAGATGATAATATAGATTGCCATAATTGTATAGATTGTAAAAAATCTACAAATTGTAAGAATTGTAAGAGATGTGATAAATGTACATGCTGTATTAATTGTGATGATTGTTCAGTATGTTGTCATTGTGTAAAGTGTAAAAATTGTAAGAAATGTTCCGATTGTAAGAATTGTAAAAATTGTGTGGAATGCGTTGATTGTAAAAATTGTAAGGATTGTGTAGGATGCGTAGGATGCGTTAATTGTGAAGGATGTGTTGGATTAGTTAATGCTAAAAATGTTAAAATGGTTAAAAAAGGCGGGGACTGTGGATGTGAAAAAAATAAATAAATAAATAAATAAATAAATAAATAAATAAATACACTATTTAAATATATAACAATATATATATATATGTAAGTATATATATTATGCCTAATAATAAAGGTGGTAAAAATTATAAAAAAGGTAAAAAAGATAATAAACCTAAAACATCTAATATTAGAAAAACACAGGATACAGAAATATATGGAGAAGTCATTAAAATTAATGGAAATGGTAGGTTTACAGTAAGATGTACAGATGGAATTGAACGGTTGGGCATAATTAGAGGTAAGTTAAGAAAAAGAGCGTGGGTAAATATGAATTCTATTGTTTTAGCAGATGTTTGGAATTTCGAAGATAAAAAATGTAGTATTATACATATATATGATAGTTCTGATATAGAAATTTTATTAGAATCTAGAGAGATTCCAGAAACATTAATATCAAATAATGATGAATTATATAATGATTTTGAAGAAGATATAGAAATTAAAACATACGATATTCCACCAGAGGAATCATCAAGTGATGATGAAGAAATTGATTTAGATGATATATAATTATTATTACCTTTTTTTGATAAAAATATGAGTATACATTAGTTAATGGTGATAATTAAGAAATACAAAAATTACAAGGTACTGTATAATAATTATTTATGTTTACATACATTTTTTTTAATTATATATATATGTCATTTGATAGTAGTGATGCGGGTGTCATAGAATAATCAAATGTGAATAAATCAAATTGGGATGATATTTTGGATATTTTACTATTAAAAAAAGAGAAAAAACGTCTAAAGAAGATGATTAAACTAAAGATTAGATTACCAAGGTGATGTTCTACTATTAATCACCTTTTTATTATTTACATACCTTAATTCAATTATGGAATCACCATATTTATTTTTTAATTTATACAAAAAATAAATATTTTTAGATAATTTTATATTCTTATTCATTTTTGGCAAATTGCGTAAATTAACAAGAATTACTTGATTCATACAAAATATAATGAATTTTATATTTTTTTAATATTATATATATAATGAAAGTATATATAATATTATTGTCTATCTTATATATATATTATCAATATCATATTCGATGGCCATTACAATTTTATCAACATGTTTATTTAGCTATATTTGTTGGTGGAATATTAATGATAAATTATTGTATGAATTATCAAAAACCATTAATGTATAAAATGTTAAATAATGTTCAAAATACCAATAATATAAGATTACATGAATTGGTTCCAGATTTCAGAAATAAACCAGACGAAATAAAATATAAATTAGCAGAGAGACAAGAATTCAGATGCGAAGGATGTAAAAATAATATTGATATTAATTATATAAATTATTATAAGTTATCTTATAAAATCCCATTGAATCAGGGGGGTAGTAATGATGTTACAAATTTATGTTTAATATGTCCTAATTGTTATAAAAGATTAATTTAATATATTTAATATATTAAATATATATGTCAACTAACCGAACGAAACAAGCTTCACTTAACGAATGGGGGAATAATGCTGCTTTAAAAAAATTAACAGACACTAGCAATAACGGTATATTTAAATCTCTCAACAAAGATGAATTTGCAGGTGTTAAATTAGAAATAAAAAAGTCAACAGCCGATTTAATTAAATACAATAATGATTTTGATGAATTTATAAAAAAATATCAAGGTAATGATAGATTAAAAGATGCAATTAATAAAGGTTTAAAACCTATGTTTGCATCTTTTAAAAAAATCGCAAATAATCCCAATGATGCAGCTAACTGGTTTGGTAATAGAGATTTCAAGGTCCCGGTTCTCTACAATAATGAAAAATCTTTGTCTAAATTTATTGAAAAAGCTCTGGAAGGTAAAGGTTCAAACAATAATGGTCAAAAAGGTGATAATACACAAAATCAAAATCAGTTCACTAAACAATTAGAGGAAGAGAGAAAAAGAATTCAAAAAAAGCAAGAAGCAGAGGCAGAAGCAATTAAGAGGCAATTAAAAGATACAATTAAAACAATAAGAAAAACGAATCCTAGAACAATTCTTATTGATTATATAAATTTAACATCTATTGTAAATAATAAACGTATAAATACGAATTATACTGATAATCAAAAAATTACACTTATGGATGTATTAATTCAATTAGGATATCCTACTGGATACATAGTATCTAATAAAATACATAAAATTGAAGGTACTGATAATCAAAATACAATCGATTTGAAAAATAAATTATTTGAAGATTATATTTTGGCATGTAGAAATTTAATAGCAAAAAGAATGAAATCAAGACAAGATAATGATAATAGTCTTAATAGAGATATTTCAGATATAAAAGTAATATACGATAAGATAAAAGACTTTAAACCAGTTTCAAAAGATGAACTCGAAAAATCACTTGTAGATACTAAAAAAGAATCCGATAGTACAAAAGAAAGTAGACTAAAAAATCAAATAAATGATATTCGCGATAAATATATTGATCAAGAAAAAAAAGAAAAAAAATATGAAGAAGAACGGTCCGTTAAATTTAAAGAGCAGTTGAAAGCTGCTAATGCTGAATTTGATCTAAAAAAACAATTAGCTATTATAAACTCGGAAAGCGATAAAAATTTAAAAGAAATTGAAATGAAATATGATAAATTTAATGAATCCATGGATCAATTTGATAAAAAAAAAGAATTAACAGGTAAATTTATTGATAAATTAATTGATAAAAAAAAAGAAAAACCACCACCTGAATCACCTATTGGAGAACCTATTAGAGAACCTATTAGAGAACCTATTAGAGAACCAATTAGAGAACCTATTAGAGAACCTATTAGAGAACCTATTAAAGAACCTATTAAAGAACCTATTAAAGATTTTCTTGATAAAGAACAACTTATTAAATCTCTTAAATCTCCTATTGAAGAGGAAAAAGCTCCTATTGAAGAGGAACAATATCCTAAAAAAGAAATATTAAAAAAAGATATTGATAATGAACTTAAATTAAAAAAAAAATTAGAAGAAGAGCAATTAATATTAGTTAAAAAAGAAGAAGAATTAAATAAAAAAATAAAGAAACAAGAATTAATAGAAAAAGAAAAATTAATAGAATTAGAATTAGTTCAGAGAAAAATAACAGATAAAAAAATTGAATTAAAAGAAAAAATAAGTGGAGATATAGAGTTTAATATAATTCCAACAAAAAAAGATTTTGAAAATACTATAATATATTTAAATAAGTTGAAATTAAAATATATATTAAATTCTGATAATAATAATAATACTAAAAAAAATGAAACTATTGTGAAATTAATGAAATATATTAATATGATACATAAAAAACCATTAGATAAAATTAACATTAAAAATAAAGGATTACCATTAAATAATATATTACCAAAATTATTAAACACAGATTTAGAGCATAGACAAAATCTAATAAAGATAATTGCTAATAAAAATATTAATAAGAAAAAAATTATAGACCATTTTTCTAATATACCTATTCACGTTTTAAATCATTATCACGATTATATTGTATTACTTATTAATAACCCTAATATCAGAGATAAATCTATATCTTTACTATTAAATTAAGTTATATTGTGCTATTATTAATATTTATATATTATATATTATATATAAATGGCACAATCACAAATAGATATCAATATAACCAAAGCTATAAACAAAATGATAACTGACATAAATACCAATATAGTTAATTTCGAGCAATATACCCAGGATATTGAACAAATTAAAAATAATGGTGTACCAAAACGTGATTATAATACAAGTAATGATAATTTTAGTAATCAATGTTTTTGGATTAGTTTGTTAGATGGCCTTAATTATATAAACACGAATGGTAAATCATTAATGAGCTTATTAAAGGATCAGATCACACCAGGTTATCGAGATAGTTTGAATCAGGTAAAAACAATTAGAGATATTGCAAGTAAAGAAAAAAAGATTGAAAATGGAAATGGAAATATTGTTGTTGATACTGGTCCTGATAAATTTAAAATAAATGATAATGATGAACCCGTTGATTTAACGAGTTTGTCATTATTAAATTCTAGAGATGATACAGACACCCCCATGAGGTCAGCCGTCAAACATTTACTATCTGTATTATCTAATTTAATTAATCAAAATATTATTGTTTATATTTATCAAGCTGATTATATGAATGGAAATCTCGAATTAAAGATTTATGATAATAATAACAGCAATATTATTAGTGGTTTTAAAGATGATCCTGGTTTTAATAAGATACCTATTAATATTTTATTAAATAGTTTTGACTCAAGTGGTCATTATCAACTGATAACAAGTTATAAATCATCTAGATCGGCATATAATCATACTGTGAAAGAAAAATTTAAATTTTTTATTGAACAATCATTTGGTGAGATTAATAGACTTCCACCTGATACAGATGTTAATACTATTAATACAATTGTGATAGATGATATATTTAATAATACAATAAAATCTTTTGATGATATAAAAAAAAAGAATAGCAATAGTATTATTTTTAATGATACCAAACTTGCTAAAGTATCAGCGGATGTAAAACAAAAAATTATATCTGATGTAAATTCAATATCTTATATAGAACCAGTAGATATAAATATTCAAAACATACCTACTGGTCAGAATGCTCCGACAATTGATTCAAAATTATATGTATATGATTCTTCTGGTAATTTAGAGGGATATAGTAAGGAAAAAATACTAATAGATTCTATATTTATTGGTTTAAATAATATTAAAAAGATAGTTAATACTTATTCTATTTCAGATAAAACAATATCAGATTTATTAGGTAATGATACCACTATATTAAGATATATTAAAGACTCATCTGAGGTTCAATATATTAAGAAATATGAAGATAAACAGAAATTAGATGATAAAATTCAACAACTTCTTGATGATTTTAATGTTATTATTAAAAAAAATCCACCAGCAGATAAACAAGAAGTAGATCAAGATATTCAATTATATTATCCAATATCACCACAATTAGCAAATCCAACTATAAAAGATATTAAAGAATTATTTTCTGGTGAAAAGGGATTACAAAATGTTTTAGGGAAACTTAATAATCCAGTACAGACCGACTATGCTGGATTTTTAAATGATTATAAAAGATTTTTAACACAATGTTCAAAAGATTCATCTGCATTTGGATTTTTTAGAAAAAATAAGAGTTTATCGGATGATGATCCAAATGGTTTACGAGTTCCTAAATTATTGGCTGCTACATCTGATACATTATCTAATTTCAAACATTTATTAGATGGAACAAATGTTACAAAGAGAAATATGAATTTTTTTTTGGGTATTTCACAAAGTACAAATATAGCATTGGGAATATATATGAACAGACCAATAAAAGATTCAAATATGTTAGTTCAAAATCCATTTAATTATAGTAATTTTGGTAATGTTATGTGCTCACCACCAACCGAAATATTCAGAAAAACATTATACGATTGTGTTGAGTATCAATTAAAAACAAAAACTGGAAGGGAGGAACTATATTTAATGATTAATTCTAAAATAGAAATAATTAAGATGATTTTAGATGTTATTAAAAGAAAAATATTTAATATTCAAAAAGATACCTCAAGTGTTCTGGGTAAAGTATCAGATGAAGAATATAATATTATTCAAAGTGGTAAAGTATTTAGAGATGTTAGTTTTAGTATGAATTTTATTCAAGATATTGATGAAATGAGAGGGTATAATACTAATATTACAAAAAGTGAATCTGCGAAAACATCAATAAAACCCACCACAACTAGTTCCAATTCAAGACCACCAAAAATAGAGATTACTACAGAGGCATCCGTCGGTAAATAGTTAATAGTCGGTAAAGTTATTAGATATTTATATTTATAATATTTATAATATATATATATATATAAATGAATTATATATTTCAAAATACACGATATAGAATACATATGAATGGTGGTAATCTATCTGAGGCTGAACAAACTAGAGATCAATTATCATATGAAATATGTTATACAAATATTTTAAACTCTTTAAAAAGTTTAAATGATTATTATTATACAAAAATAGAATATACAGATTTTGAATCTATTAAGGAAACATTTGATATAACTACAATAGAAGATAAAGAACTAATTTATAAAACAATCAAACTCGCTAATGAAAATAATCCAAACTACTACATGGTTAATAATGTAACTAATTATCAACAGTTCTTATCTGAGGTTGATAAACATTCATCAAAAAATAGAGATAAATTTGTAATATTTGAAGATAATATTAATAGTAATGATTTAAAATCAAAAAGAAGAGATAATTTAATTATATTGAATGTAGAAAATATTAATATTTATGAATCATATGCTAAAATAGATTCATTCCCAACTAATTTATTAAATACATTTAGTTACATTTTCTATCCTGGGTTCTTTACTAGTGATATGTTTAAACGTCATAGAAAAGAATTTATATTATTAGTATCTAGATTAATATTTATTATGTTCAAAGGACTAAATACCAATCAGGGGTCAAGAGGTATGGAACCCAATGAAATTAATACTATGTGGAGTAAATGTGGTTTAGCTTCGAGTATTACTGAACCTTATGGAAATAATCTTTTATTTTTCGAAAAAGATACAAATAGTAAGTATGTATCATATACAACAGCAGATTACAATAGTTGGGAGAAAAAAATAAAACCTACTAGTGCAACACTAGTCAAAATATTAGAAGACATTAATATAAAAACAACAATAGGTGATGAAACAGGAGCAGCACCAGGAAAACAAACAAAAAAACAACAACAACAACAACAACAACAAAAACCACAACCAGGAGCACTAGGACCAGGAGCGTTAACCCCAGAACAAATTAAAAAAATCAATGAATTATTTGATGCTTTACGTGCGGCAAATGATGTTAGTAGTTATAATAAGGCATTAATTGATGATTCTACTTTTGTTGGAATTACAAAGGATATTAGAGATAAAATAATAGCAGAAGAAAGTATCAATAAAAAAGATATAGAATTTTTAGAAGTAAACAAAAGTGTTAGTGATATAGTTATAAACTATATTGAAAGCGGTAAACAAAAGGATGCTAATAAGAAAGGCAATTTTATTGATAGCAAAAATAAAATGGCTGTGGCGATTAAATCGTATTTTGTAAAATCACTTGGTTCGATTAGTACCGGTAGTCTAATAAAAGATATCTTTATACCTTATTCTACTAAAACCTGGAATCCAAATATCTCATTTAAATAAATGTTTAATTTTCTATGTTATTATATATATATATATAAATGCCAAGAGCAGATTCATTAGGTTCAGTGGATGATGGTTTGGCAGCGATAGATAAATCAGCAGAAGCACCAGGACAACAACCACAAACACCACAACAACTACAACAACAAACAAAGCCACTAGGTTCAGTGGATGATGGTTTGGCAGCGATAGATAAATCAGCAGAAGCACTAGGACAACAACAAACAAAACCACTAGGAAAAGGAAACACCGGAAATGCAGGAAATATCATCCTCACAGCAACCGCGCTCGCAGGAAAAATGAAACAACAACAACAACAACAACAACAACAACTACAACAACCAAAAAAACAACAACAACAACAACCACAACAAGGAGCACCAGGAGCACTAGGAGCACCAGGAACACTAGTACCAGGACAACAACAACA